CAGGTTCGTCCCGTTCTTGTGTTCCATCGCTCTCCCCTCCCCGGGTTATACGACGCCCTTCCACATGGAGCCCTCGGACTTCTTGACCGGAACCCCGTCGCCCCCGAGGGACTTCGTGACTCCGATCTGTTCGAGGTCGCCGACCTTCTTCTTGAGAACTTCAACCTCGGCCTTGAGCGCGTCGGTCTCGTTCGCCCTCTTCTGAATCTCGGTCTCGCCGGGACCCACGAGGGACTTCACGACCTTGATGACGGCCTCGGTCCCTTCGACGCCCTCGACCGACTTGGTCATGGTCGAAAGGTCCGACAGGTTGTCCGCGCCCAGCTCCTTCAGGATTTCACTGAGGGCAGTGAACGCGGAGGTCAGCTTCTCGATGCGGGCCTTCGTGAGACGCCTCTTGTAGGTGTCCTTCTTCTTCTCCGGGTCGGTCTCTTCGCCGTCCGGAGGGGTGTCGTCTTCCGGCTTCTTGGCCTTCTTCTCGGGGTCGTCCTCTTCCGAGTCTTCCTCGGGCTTCTTGGCCTTCTTCATCTTTTCCTCGTCCTCGGCCTCCGGGTCGGTCTCTTCACCGTCCGGCTTCTTGGCCTTCTTCGCCTTCTCCTCGGGGTCTTCTTCGCCCTCGGCCTTCTTCGCCTTCTCCAGCTCGGCCAACATATTCTTGACACCTTCCGAGAGGACGTCGAACGCGGTGGCCTCGTCGCCTTCTTCGAGGGACTTGTGGACCTTCTTGGTCAGGCCGATGACGCCAGCGAGGTCCTCGGCCGACCAGAGGAGATTCGAGATGCCCCGAATCTTGTCCCTCAGTTCGTCGGTCTCCATCTCCCCGGCCCGGGCCGTAATCTCTTCGATTCCGGCCATCGCCAGAGCCAGCTTCTCTCCGAAGAGAGCCGCGTGAAGAGTGGTCTTCTCCCCCGCCGCCTTGTGCAGGGCAAGGCTCTTCTCCACGATGACCTTGGCGACCTTCGCCTGTTCCTCTTTCGTCCTCATGTTCCCCTCCGACTTCCCGACGCTATCCGCGTCAGTGGCCTTCTTCTCCCACGGCGGCTCTCCAAGTTCCATGCGCTTGTAGTAAGTCGCCACCTTCGCCCTCACCCCGTCGATATCCGACTCGGGAATGTCCACTCCGCCACGCGCCCCCTGAAGGACCGCCGCGACCGCAATCACCCCCCGGGGGATGGCCTTCAGAGTTCCGTCCACGATGTCCGCAAAGAAGAGCTTATGTCCGGACATCTTCTCGGCGTTGTCCACATCGTACCAGAAAGCCGCCGAGTGAACCTTGGCCCAGTCGGTCTCTCCGTCCTTCGTGAACGCTTCAAGGATGCGCCCCTGAGCCGCCGTCGAATCCCACTCCGTCACGTCGTCCGCAAGAGGGAGGGTCGTCGAGCCGGAAAGGGCCTTGATGAGAACAAAAGATTCCTCGATGGCCGGACGGTCCACCGGGGAAATTTCATTCACGCGAATCCGAATCAGTTCCCGTCTGGCCTTCTTCTCTCCGCTCATTCGTCCTTCTCCCCTTCCTCACCGAAGAGTCGATACTCTTTTGCTACGCCACCGATGGAGAACCCGGTAATCTCTTTCGATAATACCTTGGCCCAGACTGCATCGTCAAGGACTCGCATGACTATCATCCACGTTCCCTTCGGAAGAGTCCGGCTCCCGAACTTCATCTCGACCGGAAGGATGTAGGACTCGACGACTCGAATGTCCTTATTGAAGGCCGTGTGCATGAAGCCAGTCCGCGAGGACTCGTTGTATCTTTCGAGGTAGTCGTGCGCGGCCGCCTCTATGTTCTCGGCCGTGACGACATCCCCTTGAGCGTCGGCCTCTCCCTCGACGATGGTCCCGTCGGCCTCGAATACGGAGGGGATGAGAGCCGGTCCATAGACGAGCCGCTTCATCTCGTCAGACTTCAGGATGGGGACCTCGACAGAACCGGTCTTACCGCCCCTCTTCTGAAGGCTCTCGGAAAGGGAGACCTTGACAAGCCCCGAGGCGAGGAGCTGGGCCCACTCGTCCTCGGACGCGGCCACCTCTCCGGTCTCCCGGGCCGAGGTGAACGCCTTCGCCACTGAGGGGAAGTCAGTGATAGCGGTCAGATCGACGGGCAGGAGATCCACCTGAACCTCGGGCTCTCTCTTCGCTAGAACCTGACCGGGCCAGACTGCGGAGTCGGGAAGGTTCGAGAAGTAGAGACTCAGAGGCGGCGGAACATAAGGAGCCTCGAAGTCGGCGTCCATCCGCTTGATGAGGCTTGTCCACTCCTCCTCGTTCTTCCCCGCGTTCTTCGCATAGAACTTCTCAAGGGCCGGATAATATCTCTGGAACTCCCGGATGGCAAAGCGGATCCGATCCTTCCAGAAGGACATGTCCAGCTTCTCCTTGCGAATCTTTTCCTTGAGCTCCGGGGAGTATTCGGCCTTGTGGTGAGTGGAACGCATCCTCGGAAACTCCCCGGCCTCTTCTGCCGAGGTATAGTGCATGATGGCCCCGAAGCCGGAGGGCCCCCGTACCCACGCCGTCGAATCGAGGGAGGTCACCACGTCAAAGTAGGGAAGGAATCTCCATGCCCGCTGTCCCACCCCGTAGAGGTGAATGGGAGTCTTCTTCCCCTCCCGAGCAAACCCCGCCCGTTTCTCAACTGACGCGGCCAACTTCGCCCTCGGGACACGTGACCCGGCGCCTCCGATGACCATGCCTCCCCACCCCAGCTTCTTTCCCGTCGCATAGTAGGGGGACAGTTTGTCGGACCACGGAAAATAGATATGGTCAATAAGCATCGGGTCCAGACCGGCCTCGACCATCTTCTCGTAGGTTGCGAGGGTAGCCGACCGGGACCGGAGATTGTCGAGGACCGCATACTCCGTCACTTCAGGAGCCCAGTCTTCGAGGAACTTCATATAGTCCGGGAGAGTTACCGTCCCGGGCTTCGAGTAATTGGTGAAGGCCCCGGAATCTACCATGACGTGAGTGAGCTTCCCCTTCTTGACCAAGTCGACCAAAAACTCGGGGAGCCCCTTCGACATGTATGCGTAAGAGATGAGAACACTCTTGACCCCCTCCTCCATGAGAAGCTCAATCTCCGACTTGGACCCGCCTATGGAGTAATAGGGAATAATCTGCATACCCCCTCCTATCTCGACAGCGCCATGAATTCCGCCCGAACGGCGGAGTCTTCTATTACGGCCCCCCGGAGAACCGAGGTCACCATCTCAGCCCCGGGCTTCTTGACTCCCCGGCAAACCATACAGTCGTGAGTCGCCCGGATGACTACGCCGAGCCCCAAGGGGTTCAGATTCTCTTCAAGAGCGTCGGCAATCTGAATGGTCATCCGTTCCTGAATCTGGAGACGCCGGGAATAGGCATCCACGAGGCGAGCCAGCTTCGAGAGACCGACGACCGCATCCCCCCGGGGAATGTATCCGACTGTCGCCACTCCGGAGAAGGGAAGAAGGTGATGCTCGCAAGTCGAGTGGAAGGTCACCTGACGAAGGACAATCATTTGGTCGTAACTCTCCCCCGGGAAAGCTCGGGAGAGAATCTCCTTCGGTTCCATCCGATACCCTTCGAGAATCTCCCACCATGCCCGCCCAACTCTTGAGGGGGTGTCCTTCAAACCGGGATGGTCCACCGGGACTCCGAGAGTCCGGAACTCTGCCATCATGGCCTCGCTCGCCCGGGCTACTCCCTGAACGAAACGCTCTTTCTCAGTCATTGAAGCCCCACGAATTTATGAGTCTGAAAAGACACGGCCCAGTCCGGATGCTCCCGGACAAAGGCCAAGGTCTCTGCGATGTTCTTGTCCTTCCTTCCCCCCGGGTCAATCGGCTGAAGGTAGTGTTCGACCCCGGGCCGTTCCGAACGGAAAAGGAGGGGACTCAGGACGGAAGGATACAGAACCTTAACCTCGTTCGCGTAGGGAAGGAGAGGAATCCTGTCCGGACTCACCTTCGGAGAGACGCAGAGCCAAACCTCCGCCAGCCGCTCGATGGGGAAGAGAGGCTCGACCATCCCGTTCGTCTCGACGTGCACCCGCTTGAACTTCGTCTTCAAGGCGTCAAGGAGAGGCTCGTCCAACTGGAGGAGAGGCTCTCCGCCGGTGACCACAATCATCCCGGGTCGGACCTTGACCGTCCGGTCGAGCTCCAAGAGGAGGTCCTCCAGAGTGAACCTCTGGGCCCGAGTAAAGTCCGTGTCGCAGAACCTCGGACAGATGGCTCCCCGAGAAGTCGCGCAGTTCTCCCGGTGGATGTCCCGACCGTCCCAGAGATTACACCCCGAGAGGCGTAGGAAGAGGGCCGGATGACCGGACCATCTCCCCTCTCCCTGTATCGAGCAGAAAATTTCAGAGACCGAATACATCACGTCCTCCTGAAGGTCGCCCGGGAAGAGGGAGTCTCCCAGACCGTGACGGACTCAACCCTGACTCCGTCCTGAATGAGCAGTCGCTCGGCTACCGAGAAGAAACTCTCGGCCATGAGCTCCGCCGTCGGCGGCCCGGGCAGGAGGTAAAACCTCTGACCCTCCATCTCCAAGAACCGGACAAGGGTCTCATCCGCGCTCTCGACGATACATGCGTGGTCCCACTTCTCGGCAATCCACTCTCCGAGGCGGGCCTTGACGACGCCGAAGTCCACGACCCGGCCCAGCCGGTCGAGAGACTCGGCCGAGACTTCGACCTGAATCCGATACCGATGTCCGTGAAGATTCGCGCAGAGGGACTCGTGCCCCCGAAGGCGATGAGCCGCATCGAACTCAAGGTCCTTTGTAATCGTCGTTCCCATCAGTCCTCTCCTCCGGTCCACTGCTCAATCGCTGCCGCTTCGTAAATCTCCTCACGAGCCGAGATGGTCGGAGGAAGGTCCGCATAGCAATCGGAAGTCTCCTTGACCAGAGAGGCCGGGGGGGAGTCGATGTCCACGGGAGGGTCGAAAGTCTCAACGAGCCTCAGGGGGAAGTAAGCCACGGAGCCGGTCCCGGCCATCCGATGAGAGAGGTCATCGACCGACTTCCGGAGGTCGTCTCCGAGGTCGAAGACCGAAGAGGCCTCGACGGGGCTTCCCAGAGTGACCAGCCCCCAGACCTTCGCCTCTCCATGTCCGGCCGGACCAATCTCGTTGACAAGGAGGCAGAGCTCCCCGGGAGAAGGGGCTACGCCCTTCAGGAGGACCCCTGCTCGGAGGGACTTTGAGAGGCGTCCGAGAAGCCACTCGGGATTCGGGACGCTCACTATCGGACGCGCCTCCACGGGAGTCATCCGAACAACTTCTTCGATTCGTTTTGCGGTATCGTTCCCCAACGAAGCAAGGGAAATCGTCTCGGCGTGAATTATCTTGACGGGAATGCTTTCCACGGAATCCTCCCACCCAGTCAGGTCCCAGTGTAGCAGGAGGGGAAAAGTCTGTCCACCCGGACTATTTCGGAGGAGAGTTCGGGAGGGCCTCATCACGGGCCCGGGCCAGAAGGAGGGCCTTCATCGAAGCGTCGTCGAGGTCTCTTCCTCGGATGGGCTCCGGACGAGACCACGACGAAAGGACTCCAGACGTCCGAGTGAATAGGTAATCGAGGAACTCGTAAAGGTCGGTCCCCTGACCGAGACAGTAGTCTATCCGCTCCTTCCACTCGTCGGCATAGCTCTCGTATCCCAGATTAGGCCGAAAGTGGCCCGCCTTCCGAGAGACGGTCATGGTCCCGATGAGGGAGTAAATCCCAGCCGAGTCAACTATGCGTAATTCGCTCGTCCTGAATTGCGCCATCAATAACCTCCCGTAACTGGTCCCGAGCCCAGACCCTGCCCCGATATTCTTCGACTTCCCGGAGAATCTCCAAATGCTCGTCCGTGTGCGTCGGTGAGAGATGGGCCTGAATCGGTGCGTCGTCCGCTCCGAAGACCCCGTCGATAATCAGGTCGTCCATGTCCTCAGTGACGTCTTCGACCCGGAAAGCGTGAGGCAGAGAGTTAACCCCCGGGAACCAATAACCGAAGAACCCGTCCTGATAGATCATCGCAGAACACGGATAGTCGTATCTCGGAGAGTCAGGCTCCAAGAGACCAGACTGGGTCGGGACACGAATCCGAAGGAGACACCCCCCAGACTCGATGACGGCGAGATACGCCACGAGCTTCTCTTCACTGGTCATTATTGCCCCACTATCCTCACGATGTCTTCGACCGGCGTTCCTCGAATCTCCGAGACCCCATACTTCCGGAAAATCTTCAGGATGGCGTCCTTCTCGGTCTTGTTCTCTGCATATACCTTCGTCAAGAACTGCCGAAGGCCGATGCCCCCTTTCACGTTAAATTCGTTCATGGAGTAAGGAGCCATACCGACGATGCCCTCGGCCGTCTGATTTACCCGTATTCCAAGCTGGTCCGGAACCACCGTCCCGTATCTGTCTCGCGGATATCCCACCGAGTTCGCGCTCCGGGCCAAGTCGAAGTCGAAATTGACTTGATACTTCTGCCCCTGAGGGTTCATTCGGACGCGAAGGAATGTATAAGACGAGCCGCCCGAATGTCGGTCTTCATCCGGGCTCCATCCCTTCCTTCTCCCGGGACGGAGATGGTCGTCCGGATGAGAGATTCCCAGCCTCATCCTCTCTCGGGTCGAGAGCATGCCGTCGCTTCGGATGATGGACTCAAGGCGTTCGAGGTAATCTTCCCGATTTGTGGCCGAGACGTTGTGGACGAATTCGGCCCCCTTCTTCTTTGCGGCCGCAATCTCGTCGGCGATATCGAACCGAAGCCACTGAGGGGTCCCCTGACCTTCGACTCCCGACTCCCAGAGGAGCCTCTCCTTCCACGCCTGAGTCTTCATGAACCCCGGAGTCCTCGCCTCCCAGAACTCGGCCAGAGCCGCCCTCTGCTCCGACGCGGGAAGGGTCGTCGAGATTTTCTTAAACGCCGCCGAGTCGTCCAACCCGGCCACGCGAGCGGCCTTCCGGAGGAACATGACATCCAGCTCGTCCGGGTTCGCTAAATGAGTATCGACGCCGAGGGCCTTCAACTTATCGAGGGCCCCCACTATCTCCTCCCGGCCAATCTTTCCGACCGAGTCGGAGTCAATCCAGACCTTGAGGACGTCGTGTTCACCGAAGGACTTGTATTCTCCGAACTGCCCGGAAACATCGAAGCGTGGGTGATACCAAACCTTCACCCCGCCGCCGAAGTCCACCTCGTATCCTTCCTGAGGGTTCGTGTATGGAATCACTCTCCGACTCTGGAGAACGACATCCTGCCCGTCGAATTCCTTATCGATTTCCCCCCACTGGAATCGACGGACCTTGACCCCCTCAAGCCCCGGGGGGAGGTCGGGAACGGGCGGAGGGGGCGGAGCCTTGACCGGAGGCGGCCTCCACGGTTCGATAATCAAGTTCTTCAGAAGCTCGGGGTCCTTCTTGAGCCCCACGACAGAACCCATCTCATCCCGGGCGACGTAGTCCTTGACCGTGAGCCAGTAGTGTTGCGCCTCCTCGTACTGGGGAGTCCCCTCCTCATACGTCTGTCCCTTCATGATTTTATCCATGAAGGACTTGAATCCCTTCTCCGTCTTCTCCGGGACGATTCCGTCATAACACGAGTGCCCCGGAGTGAGGTGGGCCTTGTAAGACTTAATGGAGGCGAGCCCCTCCTGATAGAAGGGAGAACTCGCGGGGTCCACAATCGCCGTCGAACTGGGGACCGGCTTCTTCCCGAATCCCCCTATCTTCCGGAGGAGGTCCTCGAACTTGCCGCTCACTTCGGGTCTCAGCTTCCCGTCTATCCAGACCCCATCGCCCTTCATCGTGTAAGCCCGGAACTGCATGTCCTCGATGCCACTCCCGCCCATGAAGATGATGCGACCCCGGCCATGAGCTTCCCGGAGCTCCTCCACCCACTTGTCCGTGAGCTGAGTGACGGCTGCGTCGGCCTCCTTCTTGGCCCTCTCCTGCAACGCCGCCTTCGCCGGCTTGTCGGCCTTTATCCCGAGTGTCTTCCTCCGCTTCTTCTCCACCTCCTCGAAGAGCTTCTCGAAGTCTTTCCGGAGGGTCTTCTTTCGGGCCAGAACCATCGCCCGGAACTGTTCCGGAGTGACTCCTTTCCCGAATATCCCGAGGCGAGCCTTACTCGCCCCGTTCATGTAGGCTTCCGCATGAGAGAAGAAGAGCGCGTCGTCCATCTCCTCGAACTTCCGGATAACGGCCTCGGTCCTCTTCAGTCGAGCGAGGTCGAGCGGGAGCTCCCGGGCACCGAGCCCCCCCTCCTCATAGTAGAGGAGCATCCGATTGACGTAAGTCCCTTTGTGGAACTGGACATTCGGATGCCGAGCGAGGTCCAGAATGTCATCCGAGTCATAGAACTTGAAGACCTGACCGTGGTCGATTCCGGCGATACTCTGGTCCGCCAGACGGAGGAAGTTCCCGGCATGAGCGTCGTTGTCCCCGAGGAGCCAGTTCAAGGTATGCTGACTCAGGAGCTCATCGACATCCGCATCCGAGAGGGTCTCGTAGGCCACCTTGTCGAAGTTCGTACTCGTCCCATAATCCATGAGACGGTGCATGGAACCTTCGCGTCCCTTGACCTTCGTTATATGAATCTCGGCAGCCTTCAGGTCCACCTTCCGGGCGAGGTCCGAGGCCGCCTTCTCCGCCTCCGCGAGGAACCCCTCGCCCGAGACAGTCGGCTTGAACATCCAAAGCTGACCCGTCGGGTCCTCGTAAGTGTACTTCTCATGACCCCCGCCGAGGTGAATGTCCGGACGATACTTGAGCTCGGCCTCCCTCCACGGGAACCCTCCCGGAGGAAGAGGCGGCTCGGCCGGAGCCGGGGGAGGAGCGGGCGGTTCCTTCGGAGTCTTTAGGGGCTTCGGCTTCGGGGTCTTCGGCGGCTTCGGGGTCGGAGGCTCGGGGGTCGTCGGAGCGACGACCTCCGCCGTCGCCGTCGGGAGGGGAATCCCGGGCTTCGGAGTCGCGGGAGTCCCCTGAGGCATCTCCACCGAGGGGCCCGTAATCTCGGACATCACGACGTCAACGGTGCATCGACAAAGGAAGTGATACGGGGGAAGAG